TTATTTTTCTTAAACATCTTTAGCCATTTCCTTTGGCACTGCTTGTATATTCCAATGTATAAATCTAAATGGTTCAATACCAAAGTCTACAGCATATTCATGTTCTAAATATCCAGGAAATATAATTAATGTTCCTGGTTTAGGTTTAAGATGAAATTGTTCGTGACCTGCCCATACACCTTTTAAGTCTGGTTTCATTTTTAATTTTGTACATCTTGCACCAGTCTTTGGTTCGTGAAAAATAGGATAAGAAGTTTTATCACTACACTTTAAAAAGTAAAAACCTGATACGTGTTGGTTCCAATGTATGTGTGCTGAATGATGTCCACCACCTTTTTTAGCAAACTCTTGTACCCATAATTCAGAAAACATAGTTGTGTATTGTTGCATATCATAACCTTGATGATCTAAATATTCCCAAGACTTTTGACCAATGTAATTTCTAAAATCTAAAAAATCATTGTCAGCTGTAAGCGGTGTTGAATGATATGATCTTCCAAAGTCACCGTGTTTTTTTATAAATTCTTTTTCTCTTTTACGAGCATCTTTAACATACTTGTTACTTGCTTTGTTTAACGATTTAACAAACTCTGGTTTTTCCTCACTCCATACTACAGTTGGAAAATAACTATTTATAAACATTATTTAAAAGGCCTCCCTAAATGCCATACCACAAGACTATATCTTGTGCCTGATGTTACTGGTTTAACTCTATGCCACACAAAACTTGGAAATACAATAATAGATCCTTTTGGTAATATCTCTTTACATTGTACTCTATGTTTTGATTCGTCTCGCATATGTGGATCATAGTTTCTAAAATCAAATTCTAATTCACCACCTTTGTATTCTGAACCATCTGTTAACTGACAAGTCATAGATAGTTTTCTAATCTTACCGTTGTCGGGTCCTTCTTTTTCATAGGGTTTATCCCAACTATCACAATGCCAATCGTAGTATTGATTGTGTTTGTATTTTGTAAACTGACAAGACTCAGATCTTTCCCAATCAAAGTTCCAACCGGCCCTTCTGTTTGCTTCGTGAACATATGGATGTAATTCTTTATATATCCAAGTATCATTTAACCAAACTAAATCAGAGTTTCTTTTTCTTTTTAAATCTTTTATTTCTTCTTTTTTTAATTTTCTATCACCATAACCACCAGTTCTAGCCATAACTTCTTCTTGTTGATTAGCATAAGCAATTACATCATCACAAAATTTAGGTGTCAATACTCCAGTAAAATACCAATAGTAATTAGATATATTCATACGTTATAGTTTGTACGAAATTTAAACTATCCTTTTGATTATTGGTTAAGTAATACATATTTGTAGATGGAAACATAATAAACATATTGTTTTTAAGTGGTATATCCCAAGATCTTCCCTTACGTCTGTTATCTTCAAAATGTATTCTGACCATACAGTCTTTGACTTTTACACCATAGAGTAACGTATAATCTGGGGAGTTACGTAGATCTACTGGATCTATATTTAATAATGGAATTGTAGTCTCGCTAGGTTTATAGATGTTACCCCACGTTTCTTTATTAACTAAAGTAAAGCCATAGTCTAAATTTATATGATCTCTCATATAAGTATTCAACATATCGAATGTTCGTGAGAATGGAAAATCTTTGTTTTGAATTACTGATTGTAAAATATCGCCTGATAATTTATCTCGGTCAATGTCCCAATCTTTAGGCATCGCCACATCACCGTAATATAATGCTTGCTCTGTTAATACTTTCTTCTGCATACCACCACCATTTTTAATTTATGCTAATTCGTCTGTCAAGTCCCAAGTTGTATTTGCTTCATTCCAAACGTATCCCCAAGAATGTGTTTCAGCTTCATTTTGTGAAGTTTGTTCTTCTGTTAAATCAGGAGCATCACCGATTGGTGATTGCCATCTAGCATCTGTTGTATTTTTTACCCAAGATGCAAAAGGTTTTTTAGGCCAAAAGATATTATTATCTTCGTCCCATTCATAACCTATACCTGCATAATTTCCTCTAAATGCTTTTGAATCGTCACCTGAATTATGTTTGTTACCTGATGTATTGTAAGATGTTTGAATCCACATTTGTGCAGGCCAGTTGTTGTGTGTTTCTAAATATTGTTGTCCTACTGTTTCATCTTCAACGCCGTCAGCGTTTAACATATCTTTGTTATCAAGTGTTAATACTTGAATAACTTTACTGTTAGCTCCTAGTTTTGCAAAATGTGCCATAATGTTTCTCCTTATATATTAATTTTAATTACCATTCAACTATTGAAATTTGTATCTTATTATTACAATTCCTGATCATCCAGCAGCACCAGCTCCTTCTGGTGAAGATGTATCTACACCTCCTCCTCCACCACCACCTGTGTTTGCTGTGCCTGCTGTTGCAACAGCTGGAGTTGTATTATTTGTTCCATTACCACCACCACTTTGACCAATTCCATTTGCTCCAGGAGTTGGCGCTCCTCCAGGTCCTCCATAACCAGTACCTCCACCGCCACCAGCTCTAGCTACAGGACTTCCTGTAATTGTATTCGTTGCTCCACAACCACCATTTCCACCGCCACCAGGAGTTGATGGGGGACCCGCAGTTTGTCCTACAACAGTGGCACCTCCGCCACCGCCACCTCCATAGTAACTTGGGGCTGAATCCCCTCCTCCACCATTTTTTCCTTGAGCTGGACTTACAGGGGGAGTATTTCCTGTCCCACCAGTTCCGTCTGTACCACCATTTTCTCCACCGCCACCACCTGATCCACCTGAAATACCTGGCATTGTTGGACTTCCTGGTCCACCACCTCCACCGCCACCACCTGCAGATGTTATTGTTGAAAAACTTGAATTTACACCAGAATTTCCTCTAGTACCAGAAGATACTCCAGCTCCACCGCCACCTACTGCTATCGGATAAGATTGAACTGCAACTGTTAAAGACACACAAGTTGCTAATGGACTAGCTGTCCAACAACCAGAAACAGCTGAACATTTAGATTCTCTAAATCCACCACCTCCACCACCACCACCTAATCCTGAACCACCGCCACCGCTACCACCACCAGCTACGACCATATAATCTACTTTGTCATTTGTACCTGTACAACCTACTTGAGTAACTTGAAATGTTCCTGGACCTGTAAATGTATGAACTTTATAATTTCCGTCCTCTGTTATGGTTCCACCTGTAGCAGCTAAAAACGTTGTGCTTAAACTTTCTAAACTTCCAGTAAATACAACTCTCCATCCTTCAGTTGCATCTACATAAATTAATTGTGCAGCAACATTAGCTTTATCAATAATTAAATTACTTGCAGCGCCATTTATATTAGATCCGTTTCTGTTAAATGTTAAATTATTACTGCTAAAAGTCCCTGTATAATCTTGAACAGCTATTACATTTCCAGCACTTGGTGAAGATGGAAGAGTAACAGTTACGGCCTCACCTGTTGTATCGACAAAATATCCGACACCACTTACTCCTGTAAAAGACGCTGTTTTTTTAGTTGTATCCCAAGACACTTCACCAGTAGAACCAAAACCTGCTGCTGTACCAGAGTTCGTAATTGTTGCACCACTAGGAATTGTAATAGTGTCACCACTATCTCCTAACTGAACTGTACCACAATTTGTTCTTGGACTAATTTTATTTACTTTTACTTCACTCATAATTTACCTATTGAAATTTATACCTTATTATTACTATACCAGAACCACCAGCGCCAGCACAATGGTTTGATCCACCTGATGCAGCTCCACCTCCAGCTCCACCTCCAGTATTTGCTGTTCCGTTTTGACCTGCACTAAGAGGAGGAGTTTGATTTCCTCCAGTTCCTCCGCCGCCAGATCCTCCAGCGCCTCCAGCACCTACTCCACCACCGCCACCGCCGCCTCCAGCGTATGTTGTTGGTGATGCATTAATACTTGTTGTTGCTCCTGCTCCGCCAGCAGCACCTGCAGTATTTGGATTATTGGGTGCAGTTGAACCTACTGCTGTAGCTC